GGGGTGTTCTATGGCGTTCAAATTTAGTGAAAGAAGCAAGAGCAGGATGGCCGGCGTTCATCCTGAGCTTGTTTTGGTGTTTCACGAATCTTTAGCTGTATCACCTATCGACTTTGGTATCCCTGAGTATGGCGGTTTAAGGAGTGCGGAAGAACAGCACTCGCTATTCCTGGATAACAAGAGCAAGGCCGATGGTTACAACAAGCTGAGCAATCACCAGCATGGCAATGCGCTGGACTTCTACGCCTACCTTAATGGTTCGGCAAGTTGGGATAAGGTTCACTTGGCAATGGTGGCCGCAACAATCCTTTCGACAGCTGAGCGATTAAAAGCGCAAGGCAAGATCACGATTTCACTACGATGGGGCGGCACGTTTGGAAACAAGGGCCGCTCTTTTCATGGTTGGGACTATCCGCACATGGAGGTTATCAATGCTTGATTTATTAATAGGTCCAGTGACAAGTATCATTGATAAGCTGATACCGGATAAGGAAGCAGCCGAAAAAGCAAAACTCAAGCTTATTGAGTTGCAACAGAATGGCGAACTGGCAGAGCTTAATGCAATGGTTGAGCTCAATAAGGCCCAGGCTGACATTAACAAGCAGGAAGCGGCGCATAAGTCTTTGTTTGTAGCAGGCTGGCGCCCGTTCATTGGATGGACTTGCGGTATAGGCGTATTCTGGCAATTTGTCGGGTACCCGGTAGCAACATTCATCATATCCACCACCGGCGCTGTAGCAACAGTGCCAACAATCCCAACAGATAACCTTTTCGAGCTCATCCTCGCCATGCTTGGTATGGGAGGCTTGCGCACATACGAAAAGCTGAAGGGTAAGGCAAGGGAACAATAAATGGCACGCAGAGCAGCAAAGACTGACGCGAACCAGCAGGAGCTAGTTGAAGTTATGAGGGGTATGGGTGTTAGCGTGGAGATCACAAGCAGCGCCCATGATGGCATGACCGATCTGGTTGTTGGCTATGGTGGCATTACCGTATTGGTAGAAGTAAAGGATGGGGGCAAGGTTCCGAGCAAGCGCAGGCTGACACCAGCGCAAGTGAAGTTCCATGGAGGGTTTAAGGGGGCTATCACTGTGATTGAAACCGTTGATCAGGCTATCAACTTGGTAAATGAGATCAGAAAGGTGGCGGCCCAAGTCAAAACTAACTGGAATATGGGGGCGGTAGCGTATGCCTGATGGTCAAGGCGGTTCAAACATTATCAAGATGCTGGTTGATGCTGGCCTTGGGTACCTATGGTTCATATTCCTTGCAATATGGGGTGGCACCGTGTCTTACATTAACCGAGTCAGAAAAACCAAGACGCCATTTTCCCTGGTTGAGCTTGTTGGCGAGTGGGCCATAAGCGGCTTTGCTGGACTCATTACCGCGTACTTATGCGCAGAGATGGGTATGAGCTTCTACATGACAGCAGCATTAACCGGGATAAGCGGCCACATGGGAGGCCGGGCAATATTCATTATGGAAAAGTGGTTTCAACATCGTATTTACTGGAAGCCAGAAAACGGCCAAGCGCCATTCAGCACAGCAAAAGACGATGAGGAATATCCGAACAAGAAGGATTAGACCATGAGTGTAACGCTGACAGAAGAACAGCTTGAGCTTGGCAGTAAGCTGACACCGCTTCAGCGTAAGACTGTTATCAACCTGGCTACAGGGAAGATGAGCCAGCGTGAGGCTTATTACGCAGCTGGCGGTAAGACAAAGAGCGAGAAATCAGCTGATGCAATCGTTAGTCGTATGCTAACTGACGCTAAGGTGAAGAAGTTTTATGAGTCACTAATGAATGCGGCCGCCAGTGATGCAGTAATGACAAGACAGGAGGCGCTCGAAAGGCTCACGCGTGCAGCACGCGTCACGATGACAGATATTGCTGAATTTGCTGAGCAGGTTGTTGGTGAAGATGAAGATGGCAACCCGGTAAAGCAAACAGTGTGGCGAATCAAGAACAGTGATGATCTCACGCCTGAAGCGGCAGCGGCAATCAAGTCTGTTACAGCCACCAAGTTTGGGCCAAAGCTTGAATTGCATGATCCGCATAGCGCCATCAAGCAGATTGCAGACCTGGAAGGATGGAACGCGCCAAGTAAGCATGAAGTCACCGGCAAGGATGGTAAGCCATTGCAGATCCAGGCTGATGTTAAGTCGCCTGACATTGCTGAAGCTATCAACAAGGTACTTGAACGCCTATGAGTGATCTTGAGCACCTACCGAACGGCCAGCCTATCCGCTTACTGAAGTGGGAGGATATGACGGACGCTGAGAAGATAGCTGTTAAGGTGATGAGTGAAGCCTCTTTTGAGGCTTTTATGCGTATCTGGTTCCAGCTACTGCAAGGCCAATACTTCAGGAAGAACTGGCACCACACTTATGAGTGTCAGCTTGCTGAGCAGGTTTACCAAGGAAAGATTAAGCGCGGTATTGTGAATGTAGCGCCAGGCTCAACCAAGACAGAGATATGGTCAATACATTGGCCAGTGTGGTGCATCATCCAGTGTATCAAGGAAGGCCGTTCAACCAGGTGGTTACCGCTTAGCTATTCCGATGATCTGGTAACTGAAAACAGCGCCAGGGTAAAAGAGATTATCGACAGCGAGGAATTTCAATCACTGTGGCCGATGAGGCAAAGCAAGGACACCAAGGGCAAGAGTGACTGGAAGTACCATGACCAGAACGACAATATGCACCGAATGTTTGGTACCAGTATCAACGGCCAGGTAACAGGACGCCGGGCAGGCTTCATGCAAGAAGGCTTTACCGGTGCGCTTATACTTGATGATCCAATGCCACCTAAAGACCAGAACAGCGCAAAGGTGATGGATAAGGGCAACAAACAGCTGAACCGAGTCGTGCGCTCACGTTTGGCACATGATGGCGTGCCTATCATTATGGTTCAGCAGCGCATTGGTAAGGGAGACAGTACCGACTTCCTGTTAAGTGACAAGGCACCGGATGACTACCTTGTGTATAAGGTCCCGGCGCTCATTGACAGGGAATACCTGGATTCGTTGCCGGCAGATATGCGCGAGGCGTGTATTAATGACACCAAGTTCACCGGCAAGCGCACAAGCTACTGGCCAGACAAAGAACCGACAGAGGTGTTACTCGCTATGGAGAAAGCAGACGCGTATATGTTTAGCTCGCAGTACCAGCAAAACCCTGATGAGGCCCTAGCTGAAGGCGTTGTGTACAAGAAAGAGGTTGAATTGCTCATTGAGGAAGGTCGCTACTGTGCCATACCGGTTGAGAAGTCATTGCCGGTTTACACGTTTTGGGATCTTGGTATCAATGACGATATGGTTGTGTGGCTTATGCAGCCGCACCGCAAAGAGCTACGAATGATTGCCTGCTATGGCAACAACAACGAAGGCATGGAGCACTATATCAACTGGCTGCATGACTTTGCCGACAAGTACGGCATTCGATACGCTGAGCACTTAGGGCCTCACGATCTGGCAGTGCGTGACCTGATGACCAAGCGTAGCCGCATTGAGGTAGCCAAGACCATGGGTATCAAGTTCACGCTGGTTGAGCGCTGTAAGAGCAAGCGTGACAGTATCAACGCTTTGAAGATGCTGTTCCCGCGTATCTGGATTGATAACGCCAGGTGTGAGAAAGGTTGGGATGGTCTCAAGGCATTGCGCCGCGAGTGGGATCACGACAACGAAACCTTCAAAGATCAGACAGGGCCCAAGTGGGCAACAAACTACACCGATGCAATTCAGCAGATGGGCTTGCATTGGAAAGACAAAGAACCGAAGAAGCCAGCCAAGCCAATGCCGATGGGTACCGGTGGCTGGATGGGCGCGTAACAGGAGAAAGCCATGCTACCAGGTAACGAACCAATTAAGACCAGGGATGACGACAGCCAAGAGGCAATGCTTCAGGAAATACGAGAGCGAGCGGCACACGCCGTTACTTGTTGGAAGCATAACTTTGATGCAGCACAGGAAGATATTGCCTTCCTTGCCGGCCAACAATGGCCTGAGTCTGTGCGCAAGGAGCGTGAGGACGAAGGCCGCCCATGCTTAACGCTCAATAAGTTGCCGCAATATGTTGACCAAGTATTGGGTGATCAGCGACAGAACCGCCCGGCTATACAGGTTCACCCGGTTGAGGCTAACGCCACCAAGGACACAAGCAAGGTGCCTAACGTTGCTGGTACTTCTGATTACAGCTTGGCAGAAGTATATGAAAGTCTGATCCGCAACATTGAATACACAAGTAACGCAGAAGCGCACTATGACAACGCATTCCAGCACGCAGTTGAAGGTGGCTTTGGTTGGTTGCGCGTACTAACCAAGTACAGCACTGACGATGCCTTTGACCTGGATTTGTGCATTAAGAGCATTCATAACCGCTTTGCTGTGCTGATGGATCCGGACGCAACAGAGCCAGACTACAGTGATGCAAACTGGTGCTTTATCAGTGAGCGCATGAGCAAGGCCGAGTTTAAGAAGCGGTATCCAGGTAAGGCAGTTGGGGATCTCAGTGATGCAGAGCGTGGCGAGTACAGCTGGTGGACCAATGAAGAAGGCGTGCGTGTATCTGAATACTTCTACCGTGAACCAGTTACCAGAAATTTGTTATTGCTGAGTGATGGCCGCACCGTTTGGGAAGATGAAGTAAAGGATGTGCTTGATGAGTTGCGCGACCTTGGTACGACAGTCACGCGTGAAAGACGCGTCAAGACGTACAAGGTTAAATGGATGAAGGTAACAGCATACGATGTATTGGAAGGTTCAGTTGATTGGCCTGGCTCAACCATTCCAGTGGTGCCGGTGCTTGGCAAGGAAATGGTGCTAGGCGATAAGACTTACTACCGTGGCCTTATTCGCTTTGGTAAGGACGCTCAGCGTATGCACAACTACTGGATGACAGCAGCAACTGAGCGTGTTGCTCTTGCGCCTAAAGCGCCATGGGTGGCGCCGGCAGAATCAATTGAAGGCTATGAGGAAGAATGGAATCAGGCTAACCGCAAGAACATGAGCGTTCTACGCTACAACGCATTGCCAGGTGTTGACCGTCCTCAGCGTGATATGCCGGCCAGTATGCCAGCGGCAGAGCTTCAGCTTGCATTGAGCGCCACTGATGAAATGAAAGCGACCATTGGCCTGTATGATGCGAGTGTTGGCGCCCAGGGTAATGAGCAAAGCGGCAAAGCAATTCTTGCACGACAGCGCCAGGGTGATCGCGGTACGTTTGCTTATATCGACAACTTGAGTCGCGCTATTCGCCGTGTGGGCAAGATACTGATTGAGCTTATCCCGCGTGTGTATGACAGTGAGCGTGTGTTGCGCTTACGCTTCCATGATGGTGAAGGCGATTGGGTGCAGATAAACCAGATGATTATGGATGAGGAAACTCAAAAGCCAGTCCTGGTTAACGATATTGCAGCAGGTAAGTTTGATGTGACTGTTAAGGCAGGTCCAAGCTACCAAACGCAGAGAATGGAAGCGGCAGACAGCTTAATGCAGTTTGTACAGGCTGTGCCAGCAGCCGGTGGAGTGGTCCTTGATCTTATTGCCAAGAACATGGACTGGCCAGGCGCCCAGGATATTGCGCGCCGACTACAGAAAACATTGCCACCAGGCATTCTTGATCAGGATGAAATGGAGGAAGCAGGCATTGAACCGCCTCAGCCGTCACCAGAGCAGCAAGCTAACATGGCTCAGGCTCAAGCCGATATGGAGAAAGCCAAAGCAGACACCGCCAAAGCACAAGCAGATATGGCAATGGCACAAGCTAAGACAGCTGAAGCGCAGGCAAAGCTGGCAGAGATAGAGCAGGCCGCAATGATGGCCGGGCCAGGCTCACTGGAAGAAATTGTGCGTAATCTGGTTGCTGAGGCGATGGCAGAACTAATGGCTCAAAGCCAAGGTTAAGCTTAACGTGATTGCTCATTAGTATTTTCACGTTATAATGTCAAGTAGTTATAAGCTACCCATGGCTTCATGGGGTTAAACAATCCGCGACAGGAGAGAACGCGCATGGCAGACGAAAACAAAACCACTGGTACCGACAACTTTGAAGTTGTTACTGCCGAGGCCGCCGAAACTGAGCAAGCACCAGAGCCTGCAAAGGCAGATGAGCAAACTCAGGTTCAAAAACAAGAGGGTGATGAATCGGCCACCGCCCAAGAGCAGGACAGTGGCAAGGATGATGCCGATGAACAAGACGCCGATGACGATGCCGGCGAGGAAGCGAGCCACCGCCGAGGCCGTGGCCGTTTTCAGAAGCGCATTGACCGCTTGACCAAGCGTGCAGCTGAAGCAGAGCGCCGAGCTCAAGAAGCAGAGCGTAAACTGCAAGAAGCTGAAGGCAATAAGGGTGGCAAGGCTAAGCCTGAAACCCAGGACGATGAAGGCGAACCTGATCCGTCAGACTTTGATAGCTATGACGAGTACCTTGATTCCTTAGCCGACTGGAAAGCCGATCAGAAGATTGGCGCCAAAGGCAAGAAGGACGACAAGGCCGCAGCTGATGACAGCAGCAAAGACAAAGGCGACCAAGATACAGAGTTCACTGAAGCACTTGAGGATGTGCAGGACGCATTTAGCGAAACGCGCAAAACACTCAAGGACTTTGATGAAGTAATCGGCCAAGAGGATTTGCAGATCACCCGCGATATGGTTGTTGCCATGGCGGATTCTGATGATCCAGGAGCAATTGCCTATCACCTTGGTAAGAACAAGCAAGAGGCAGCACGCATTGCGAAACTATCACCTATTGCCCAAGCAAAGGAGATTGGAAAAATCGAAGCTAAGCTTGCAGCCAAACCGCAACAGCCCGGTAAAAAGACAACTAGCGCCCCGGACCCGATTGATCCTGTTAAGGGAAGCGACTCAACCAGCAAGGCACCACAAGATATGGACTTTGCTGAATACGAGCGCACTCAGAACGAAAAGGAACAACGTGGTGGCCGAGGCTTTTGGTAACAGAAACTTTGGAGTATTAAGCCATGAGCGTACAAGGTGAAAAGGGTAATCGCATCTTAACGGATGACATTATCATCAAAGAGGCGTTACGCCTTCTCAAAAACAACTTGGTAACAGCACCGCTTGTTTACCGTGACCTGGAAAGGCGTTTTGCAAAGGTTGGTGACACTATCAGCCTGAAAAAGCCTTTCCGTACTAAAACCGCGTCAGGTCGTGTGTTGCAGAAGCAGCCGATGGTCGATCAGACAATCCCATTCCAGATTAACCGCCAAGAGCACTTTGGTCTGGAAGTAACCATGCGTGACCGCACACTTAGCATTGAGCAGTTCTCAGAGCGTTACCTGAAGTCTGGTATTATCCAGCTGGCAAACGTGATTGACCGCTCTATTCTGCTTGAAATGAAGAAAGCGTTTTTCAGTTCAGGCACGCCAGGCACTGCGATCGGCACCAAGTCATTCCACCTGGCGAAAGCTTACATGGGTAACGTGGCTGTGCCTGATGATGGTATGCGCCGTTGTATCTTGAATATGCTTGATGGCGCTGAAATCAGTGACGCAATCAGCAATAAGTACAATGAAGCAATGGTGAAAGGTGCGTTGCAGAAGGGCTACATGGGGCCACTTGCAGGCTTTGACCTGTTTGAGTCTGCGAACATTCCTGTTCACGTTGTTGGTGCGCATGGTGGTACGCCGTTGACTAATGGTGCAGACCAAACTGGTTCAAGCATTGTTACCGATGGCTGGGACACTGGTGTAACTGGATTGCTGAAAGAGGGTGATGTTATTACCTTTGCGGGCGTCTATGAGATCAATCCGCAAAGCTATCAGTCAACTGGCCGCTTACAGCACTTTGTTGTGACAGCAGATGTGAATAGTGATGGTTCAGGCAATGCAACTATCCCGGTAAGCCCTGCTATCAACGATGGCACACTGACCACTGTGGATGCTGAAGGTAACACTGTGAGCCTTTCTGCATTCCAGAACGTGTCAGCAGCGCCAGCAGATGGTGCAGCTATCACCGTGTTAGGTACCGCAGACACAAGCTACCGTCAGAACTTCCTGTTCCATCGTGACGCTTGTGCCCTGGCAATGGTTGACCTTGAGCTGCCTCAGTCAGCTACCGTCAAGTCACGCGTGCGTGATCCTGATTCTGGTTTGTCGCTGTGCATGACGGGTGCATACGACATTAACCAGCAAACCGAGATCACCCGTATTGATGCGGTATGGGGTACTCACCTTATCTATCCTGAACTTGCTCACCGTATGTGGTCAGCAGCAGGCTAAGATAGTTAACCTGGCGGCCTAGTGCCGCCCTTTTATCATTGACGGAGAAACGCAATGCCAGAGAATAAACCAAAGCGTATGTGGCTTTATCATCCTGAGAAGGGTGCAAAACTCTTTACCCTGGAAGATGAAGCAGACATTGACGATCTTGAGCAAGAAGGTTGGCGCGACTCGCCGGCAGAGTTCAAGCAGGCTGAAGAATCAGGCAATGATGGAGACGCAGGGCTTGCAGCTGAACAGCAGGGCCTGTTAAGCGCATTCCAGGAGAACCCTGAGAGCCTTACCAAAGATGAGCACGTTGAGCTTGGTAAAGGTCTTGGCCTAAAGCTTATCAAAGCCTGGAAGGAAGAAACATTGATTGCCAAGATCCAGGAGAAACTAGATGGCAACGACCAAGCAACTGATTGATGGTGCCTTGCGCACTATCGGCGTGCTTGCCAGTGGGGAGCAGGCAAAGCCTTCTGAAGCACAGGATGCACTTCAATATGCAAAGCAGATGCTTGATAGTTGGAGTAATGAGGGCTTGCTTGTTCCCGCATTGACGCATGAGTCATTCACACTGAGCAGCAAGCGAACCTATACCATTGGTCCTGGTGGAGACTTTGACACTGTTCGCCCCACTACCATTGAGAATGTGCGTATTCGTGATGCCGGTAATCTTGAGATGCCGGTAAGTATTGCCAGCTTGAACCTTTGGGCCAATATCAGCTTGAAGGATACGGTTGTAAATACACCCGACTACGTTTACTACGAACCAGAATACCCACTTGGCCGCCTTGAGTTCAGTTGCATTCCCACAGCTGGAGATACACTGAAGTTGGTCACAACAAAGCCTATCACCGAGTTACCAGCACTCACTGAGTCTGTTCAGTTTCCACCAGGATATGACAAGGCCATTCGCCTTGGATTGGCTATCGAGCTTGCTCCAGAGTATGGCGTTGACGTTACGCCAGCAGTTGCAGCAGGCTTTCGGCAAGCAATCATGGTGCTGAAGCGGACAAACAGCAAAACCCGCATGGGGACGGTTGAGGTTGACTCAGGATTGATACGCAAGAATGGGTATGACATTAACCATGGTCCATTATGAAAATACCAGTTCAACTAGCGATCGGAACAAATAAAGGCAGGAGCCAGGCGGTTAATGGCTCAAGGCTTGTGAATCTTTACGCTGAGTCTATGCCTCCAGATAGCAAGTCGCCGGTTGCAATATACGGAACGCCAGGTACCGCGAAATTCACAGAGCTTCCTACCGGTCCGGTGTTATGCCTTCATGTTATGGATAACAGGCTTTATGCCATGACGCCAACAAAGCTATACAAGGTTGATAAGTTCGGTGGGGTGTCAGAGATAGGTGATGTGTTCCTTTCTGGCAGGGTTAGCGCTTCTGATAATGGTGCGATATTGGTATTTGTTGATGGCAACAAAGGTTATTCATACAGTACGGAAGGTGGGCTTGCTGAGCTTTCTGGTGATGGCTGGTATCCAGCAAACACAGTTGCATACCAGGATGGGTATTTCATTTTTAATCGTGCAAATACAGGTCAGTTTTTTTTAAGCGAGCTTTTGTCTGTTAATTTTGACCCGCTTGATTATGCAAGCGCTGAGGGGGCGCCAGATGATACGCTTGCTGTCCTATCAGACCACAGAGAGTTGTGGTTGTTTGGTGAGCACAGTGTAGAGGTTTGGTACAACAGCGGCGATCCAGATTTTCCATTTGAAAGAATGCAGGGCGCTTTTGTAGAGAAAGGGATAGCGGCGCCTCATAGCGCAACAAATTGATAATAGTGTGTTCTGGCTTGGTGAGG